CCGTCATTGGTCAGAGTTAATGTGCCTGCAACGGCAATATCTACATATTCTGTAATACCGTTATTGACGGTGTTACCCCACGTACCGGAAAGATCACCCTGCGTAGGAGTGACTAAGCCCAAAAGAGATGTCGTTGCTGCCATTTAAATGCTCCTAATTCGTTGCAACAGCAGTCCAAGCCGCTGTTTGCGTGTTACCGATATTCTGCCAGTTTGCAGTCTGCGTGTCATCTATTACATCCCAGAAAGGCAGTGCAGTGATTAAATCCGTCCCAGTTGCTGACTCAGTAATAGCAGCTATAAAAGCCACAGCCGCCGCATCTACATCTGTACCCGTTGCAGTCTCTGCAATCACACCCTTCAATGTAGCATTGGCATTAACAGCATCCGACCCTGTTGCGCTCTCACTGACCACCGCCCCAACAGACAAACTACTAACTACTGCATCCGTTCCAGTTGCCGTTTCAGTAATAGTGACCAAGAACGCAAACGATGAATTTGTATCATCCGTAACTGTTGCTGCTTCTGTGATCTGACCCAAAAAGTTGGCAAACGCCTCATCCGCATCAGACCCCGTAGCAGTCTCAGTAACCGAGGCACTCATCGTGAGCAATGCTGTTACGTCATCACTACCCGTACCCGTTTCACTGACCGAAGACTCAAACGTTGCCAAAGCACTTACTGCGTCTGTACCTGTACTTGTCTCATCAACCGCCGCGTTGACCTGTACCAAAGCTGATACAACGTCCGTCCCCGTAGCAGTCTCATCAACCGAAGAACTAACACTGAGTGCCGCCGCTACCGCATCTGTTCCTGTCGCAGTCTCATCAACCGTGCTTGCAAAAGCCGTGAAGCCCCAGCCACCATCACCCCATGCGCCGGAACCCCATGCTGACATATTAGCCCGCCAAGCTGAATGTGTAAGTCACAGACAAAGTATCACTGCTAACCACAGAACGGTCACCGGGTGAGCCAAAGTCAGCCGCTGAAAACAATGTACCAGTTGTACCGCCTTTAGCACTGCCACTGGTCAGGAACGCCCCACCCACAGTTGTTGTACCGTTGATGTTAAACGTGGCAGGAGAAGCCGTGTTAGTCACCACAGAAGGGTTAGCTGTCGTTGCCGTTGCAAATGTAGCCGCCACACGGGTTGCATTGCTGTAAGCCACAACTTCAGTCCAGCCAGCGTGAGAAGACATCGTGTCACCAGCCGCAGGTGTATTAGAAGCACCAGCACCGTACAGGCCAAGGAACCAAGAGGTAACTTGAGTCACTGAAGTTAAAGCCGTGCCAGCCATGTATTGGAGGCCAACGTTGACTACAAGGTTCTTAGACTGGGCTTCCCACTTTAGATTACCGTCTTTGTCATGGCATTTAATTTCAAACAGGCCAGTAGCTTTTGCTTCCTCACCGGCTTTAAGATTGCAAGTCAGACCGCTAGAAACGTGGTCAGTGGCTGTAAGTTTTTCCGTGGTCATATTGACTCCTTAATTAGAAGAACGAATTAACGCTGATGATGCAGATGTTGCTGGCATCACGATTGTAAAGTTATTTGAGGTTTTATCAGAACCAAAATCTAGGACTGCAATAGATTTATTGCCCTGCGTTACGTTATAGATCAAAGCACATCGGGCGGTCACTGAAGCGTTAAACACAGCATTGCTAAAATTAACAAAAGCCGTGTACTCGGAGGAACTGATTGTGACCCCTGTTAAGGCTATCCCACCGGCCACATAACCTGTTCCAGTTACTTCGTTGGTCGCCGAGTAAACAGTTGTGCTTTCATCAAGATTTGCACTGGCTGTATACAAAGCAACCTTCAAGGTGTTTGTAGACAGGTTATGAACACCCGTATACAACTCTAACTTAAAGCTGGTGGTCTGGGTTTGGACGATGCTCACGTTGTTACCCGTATTTTAGTTTGTCCATCACGGTACGCATCACCGCGCTCCAGACCATCACCCAGACGTTTTGCAAGGCCAAGAGCTTCTTGGTACTTAGCATTGTAGAACGCCATAATATCTTGCTCACCCTTCATGTAGGTATAAGCTTCAACTAAAGAGCCATACAACAGCACAGAGTCAAAATTATCGCCAAGCCAAGACGTACCGCCTGAGTTAGTTACAGAAGCAACAGGGACTGAAAAACCAGAACCTGTCCCGCCAATATTGGTTGCAGTAGCAGACAGCGTATTTGCGACTCCATATAGCAAACCGCCATCTGTAATAGTTACGGCTGTTACTGCGCCGCCAGCAACAGTTATTGTGGCTAATGCTCCACTTCCAGATCCACCAGTCAAAAGCACATCAAAGTATGTACCGGCTGTGTATGCGCTACCGCCCGTAATAGCTCCTAATGTAGCCACAGGGCTTTGAACAATTGAAGGTGGATAGAAGAAATAGTGCAGTTCTGCCCCGTATGCGGCGTCGGGTGTGGGGCCAAGAATAAAAGTCAACTCTGCCGGATTATCTGAACGTGGGCCAAACAAAGCATAGTACCTGGGAATCCCCGTATCTGTAGGCTGGGGGTATGCTTGCCGGATAAAGTTAACGTCTTTGTTTAATAGGTACTCGTACTCACCGCTGGCGTTAATAATAGCCAATGAATACACTGCTAAGAAATCCGTAGGACATTGCAAATACTTATTATTTGTTGTGGTTACGCCTGTCACATTTTGGCGAAGCGACGGAAACTGTATAGAGTTAAATATACGCTGCTCAGCTTGCGTAACAAACACGGGGATATTAGCCACGAAATCTGTTTCCGTGTTCTCCGTGTACGCTTGAATCGCGTTGCTGAGTTGCGTGTAATTCATGCCATCGGGCCTCTAGCAATTCTGCCTTTGGTAGCTGCTCCATTACCACGGGTAACAATACCAGTTGTCTTAGCTTCTGGAAAATGTCTGCGGTTAATATTACCAACAGACATATTAACTGTATTGGCATCACTGCGGTCAGGGCCAGAGCCAGGGTTAGTAGAAGCAGTAACTGATTTACCAGTCATAGTGTGAGGCGTTGCATAAACAGCGCCATCTCCAACTTCTTTACCCATCATTTTTTTACTATATGTAGCCATGATTAACCCCCACGCTGATTAGCAACTTTAGCCATACCACGACCCATAGACTTCATATTGGCATTAGTTTTACCGCCTTTGGCAAACTTTGTCATTGGCTTGCCAGGATGTAGCTTCTTTTCGTGCTTGTGCACGGCCCCAGCTATCATCTTTTTGTCTTGTTTTAAATCCGCTTTGTGCATTTTAAGCTCCTTAAGATACCGTTACTGTACCAACATTTGTCGTTGCCACCAAGTAATTTGGTGTCAGCGCTTCATCAAAATTACTAGCTCCCCCAACAGGGTTCCAGCCCCATTGAATGTCCCGTGAACCACCAGACAGATTTCCAGCAGAGTTAACGCCAGATGTTACATATGTTGTGTCTGGCCGTGGATTACGTAGAGCTTGAGGATCATCTACAGGAAACGTTCCTAACATTAACTGAGGTTGATCTGGATCCCAGCATTCAGGGCAAACCAATAACTGATATCTTTTTTGTTTAATAATTTCAGTTTTAAGTTGTTTTAACAGGTATAGCTGACCACAGCGATCACATTCTGCAATTGCTTTTTTACCTGATGCAAATCTATTACTCATTATGAGCTACCAATAAACATACGGCGCGGGACAAAGCGTACCGGAGCTTTCTCACGGTCTTCATCAGCAGCCAACTGCCAGGCTTCATCGTACTGTTGTTTTAAAATAGGTAAACGTTGCTCACCGTTTTCTACTTTAAGTGCTAAATAGTAGGCTAACCCAGCAACCAAGCAGGGTAAGAAACGGAAAGGTACATCCATAGTGCGAACGCCGCTGCCTGCATCATCAATACGACGCATACGCCAGTAAACGAATTGGTAGGTTTGTGATCCATCGGGTGTAGGCCAAAGAGTTACAGATGGCAAGTTTTGTGCATAAACAGCGGCTGCGGTTGAATGAGATGCCGCAGTTGTACCGTTTTGTCCACGGAAACAGTTAGACAACACGTTACCTGAAATGTAACTATATTGAATAGTTTCATTATCAATAAGAACAAAACCGCTGGTAGCTAAACCAACGACTGAAGTTAGTGTAATTGTAGTGGCCGTAGCCGTAATACCGCCATTTAATGTAGTTCCTATGGCCGATGTTTGACCATCTAAACGCTGATACCACATTTGAATTGGGCGGGCTTGCTGCAT